GGTCACAATCAAGAGGATCGACCGGTTCTATACTCTATCGTGAGGATTGATATGATAGGCATACCCAGAGCGCTCAATACACGCACAGACTATGAGCTCGTTAAATCGGGAAATATGGCGGGATGGAAAGAAGCATGGTCGAACCTCCTCGAAGGCCGTTTTGTTCAGCACGGAGACGAGCTGGTAGAAGACGCAACCGCGCCGATCTTTAGGCTGGGGTTCTCTGTCGCAGAAGTCGAGGAGGCGCTAGGATTTGATGGGGCCACTCACCGAGAAATCGAATGGAGGTCGTCGCAGCCCGACAGATGGACGTGCGCATCCGGAAATTGGGAAGAGATTAAGGGATGGCCTGAGGCAAGGGCAAAAGCGCGGCTTACCGAGGCCAAAAAAACTAAATCCGAAGAAATCCAGAATCATAAACGGTCGATCAGGGATGCAGGAGTGCTGGTATCAGGGGTGCTGTTTGATACCGATGGAGCGGCGCAGACCATGTATACCCAATTCATGGTGGGCTGCATGCTGGATCCGACATATACGGTGCCTTCATGGAAAGCGTCGGGGGACACCTTTGTGGTGATGACGGCGGCCCTTATCAATAAAATCAAGACGGCTTGGGAAGAGCTCTGTGCCCGTGTGTATAAAGCCCAGGCTCAAAAGCTGGCCGAGGTCAACGCGCTTGAGACTGTCGATGCGGTCAATGCGTATGATGTCGCCGCAGGGTGGGATTGATGCTCTACGATTATCTCGGCAGGCCGGTCAAGACCAAGGAGCTGACCCGCGAACTCGCGGCGCCGACGCTCACCGGCATCCGTACCATCTGGAACGACAGCTATGCCTCGGGCCTGACCCCTGTCGGCCTGGCTAACCTGCTTCGATCCGCCGCCGACGGCGATCATCACGCCTACCTAACTCTGGCCGAGGAGATGGAGGAACGCGATCTCCACTACCAAGCCGAGTTGGGCAAGCGCAAGCTGGCGGTCTCCCGGTTGCCGCTCACGGTGGAAAGTTACAGCGACTCGGACCGCGACAAGCAGCTGGCAGATGCGGTGCGCGGCGTGATCCGCAAGCCGGGATTCCGGGGCCTGCTCAAGGATCTGCTCGATGCCCTCGGCAAGGGCTTTTCCGTGGTGGAGATCCTCTGGCAGACCGGCTCGCTGTGGACACCGGGCCGTTATGAGTGGCGCGATCCCAGGTTTTTCCAGTTTGACCAGGCGGCTCGGCGGGAGATCCGCCTACGGGATGAGCTCGACGGGTTCAACGGCATCGAGCTGGCTCCCTACAAGTTCCTCACCCATATCCACAGGGGCAAGTCTGGCATCCCTATTAGGGGCGGCATCGCCCGTCTGGCGGCCTGGGCCTACATGTGCAAGGGCTATACGGTCAAGGATTGGCTCGCTTTCGCTGAAGTGTTCGGCATGCCACTGCGTCTGGGCAAGTACGGCAGCTCAGCCCGGGAAGACGAGATCCGGATCCTGAAGACAGCGGTCGCCAACCTGGGCACCGATGCGGCGGCGGTCTTTCCCGAGTCGATGCAGATTGAGTTGATCGAGACGGGCAATAAGGGCGGTTCGTCCGATTTTTTCAAGACGCTGGCCAACTATCTCGATGACCAGGTGAGCAAGGGCATTCTCGGCCAGACGGCTTCCAGTTCGGGCACGCCGGGCAAGCTCGGCAACGAAGATCTGCAGGCCGAAGTCCGCGACGATATCCGTGACGATGACGCCGAGGCCCTGGAAGAAACGCTCAACCGGGACCTGGTCCGGCCCTTTATCGACCTCAACTTCGGGCCGCAGGCAAACTATCCAGAGATCCAGTTGCGGGCCATCCCGCCGGAGGATGTGAAGGCCCTGGTGGAGGCGGTGGAGAAGCTGGTGCCGTTCGGGTTCCGAGTCGAGCAATCGGTCATGCGCGACAAGTTGGGCCTGCCGGATCCGGATCCGGGCGTCAAACCCGAGGACCTGCTGCAGCCGGTTGGGGCTAAAAACCCATCGAAGATGAATGAAGAGCCGCCGGAGGCCAAGCAGCCAACGGCCGTGGCCAAGAATAGTATGGAGCGATCGAAATTCACTCCGGAGCAGCAGGCCCTGGAGGTCCTGGCTGAGACTTCCCTGGCCGGTGTTGACCTTGCCACCAATGAAAACGCCCTCCTGCAGGCGGTCCTGCAAGCGGAGAGTTACGAGCAGGCCATGGAAAACCTGGTGGCGCTGTATCCTGGCCTCGATATGGCCGGTTTGCAATCGATGATGGAGCGGGCCATGGTAGCATCCGAGATGCACGGTCGCATGGCCGGGGGCGCCGATGATCAGGCTTGAGCCGCTGCCCATGGAAGAGGCGCAAGCCTTTTGGGCCGATAAGGTCAAAATGGGCGCCGGTGAGTTTGCCAAGCTCAGCGATGCCGCCAGGATCAAGGCCTTCGCCGTTTCGGGGATAGCCAAGGGCGACGAGTTGGACACGGTGTTCATCGCCCTGCAACGGGCGATTGACGAAGGCACCACCCTGGAGCAGTTCAAGCAGGACTGCGCCGGGATCTTTGAGCGGAGGGGTTGGGAAGGCAAGCGGGCCTGGAGGGTGGACAACATCTTCCGCACCAATATCCAGACCGCCTACAATGTTGGCCAGTACAAACAATTGATGGAGGATCGGGCCGTCTTCCCCATTTGGCAGTACTCGGCCATCAACGATTCGCGGACCCGGCCGACCCACCTGGCGATGGACAACAGGGCCTGGCCGGCAAACCATCCGCTATGGAAGATCTGGTTTCCACCCAACGGCTACCGCTGCCGCTGTTCGGTGATCGGGCTGACCAAGAGGCAGGCGGAGCAACGCGGCATCAAGGTCGAGACCGTTGATCCGACCAACACCCTGGTGGAGCCAATCGACCCTGGAACCGGCAACCGCATGCCGGCCCGGCAGTTGCTGCCTGATCCTGGATTTGCCATCAATCCAGGCCGGGCCTACTGGGAGGGGGTGGGAGAGGTCTACACCGACAAGATTGAGCGCTGGGCGGCGCCGCTGCAGAAACCGGCACTCATGGAACTGATTGGCGGTCCGGTGTTTGCCCACTGGTATGCCGATCCTCAAGGCGCTTTTCCGGTGGGCCTGCTGGACGAGGTCTCGTCCGGATTGATCGGAGCGCAGACCAAGGTGGTGCGGCTTTCATCTGAGACCGTAGCAAAACAGGTGGCCGCCCACCCCGAACTGGCCGCCGGAGAGTATGTGGCGGTGCAGGCGGCGATCTCCAGGGGATTGGCTATTCAGGATACGGAGCATTCCCTGGTGTACATCCTGGATGAATCGCCGGGATATGTGAGCGTGGTCAAGGCGACGCTCTCGGGGGATTCGGCCTTTCTGGTGAGTTTCCGCCGGTTGAGCGGCGATGCGGCCAAGCGGGATGCAGAAGTCCAGCGGCTGCTGAACAAGGGAAGAAAATGAGGCGCGCGGTGGGGGCTCCCATCCTGCTCACGGGCAGGTTCCCCACATAGCCCTCTCCGCTCATGCGGATGGTACGGCCGGGATCACCGTGTCGCGCGCGCCTGGTCAAGAATATAGCTTTTCTCAGATTGAAAGGCAAGAGCCTCGCAAACGGGCTGTAATCGATTTTCAGAAGCACACGCCCCGACACACGTGCAAGGCTGCTCCGGTCGAATACAGGAAATTCTAAAGATAGTTTAAACGGGGTTCATTATGAGCGGCATCATTCTCACGGTAGACGACAGCCAGGTACGGCAGCTGCTGACCGACATCGGCAAGCGGTCAGGCAACCTGCGGCCCGCCCTTTCCGCTGTCGGCGCCCTGGTGCGTGAGTCGATCCGGACCAACTTCGCCCAGGGCGGCAGACCGGAGCCCTGGAAAGAGGTCAAGGGCCGCAAGGGGCAACCCCTGCGTGATACCGGCCGGCTGATGAATTCGATTACCAGGAAGGTAACGGACAGCGAAGTGCGGGTTGGAACCAACGCGGTCTACGCGGCAGTGCAGCATTTTGGGGCCGAGAAGGGCAGCTTCGGCACCTTCAGCCAGCAGGTGAAACCCCACCAGCGAATAGTGCGCCAGGTCTTCGGCAGGGAACTACCCTTTCCGGTGTGGTCAAAGGTTGGCTCGCACACCCGCCGCACGAAGCTGCCCTGGGGCGACATTCCTGCCCGGCCGTTCATGATGGTGCAGGATGAGGACCTGGTGGAGATCAGGGAGACGCTGACCAATTGGATTATGAGAGGCACAAGATGAACACGAAAAAAGCCATCCTCCCCCTGGCGCTCAATTTTGAACTCCAGGGCAGCGCCCTGCCGGAGCGCATCGATCTGCTACCGGCCGGTGACAAAATTACCGGCCGCGACGGCCGATCCTGGAACAATAGCAACCCGGGCGCGGTGGTCGAGCGGGTGAACAGCGCCGGGGTCGACCTGGTGCTCGACTTCGAGCATGCCAGCGAACTGAAAGCCCCCAAGGGCGATCCGGCACCGGCGGCGGGCTGGCTCAATGATCTGCGCGTCGAAGAGGACGGCCGCATTACCGCCGCCGTCAAGGCATGGACCCCGGCGGGTGAAGCGGCGGTGCTCAATCGGGAGTATCGCTATCTCAGCCCGGCGGTCAACTACCATCCCCGTACCATGAATATCGTCGGCATCGGCAGCGCCGGGCTGACCAATAAACCGAACCTGCCGCTTGCGGCACTTAATCACGAGCACCAGGAGGATCACACCATGCTCAAGAAGATCTTGGCCAAGCTAGGCCTGCCCGAGGACGCCAGCGAAGAGACCGCGTTGAATGCTGTCAGTCAACTGCAGGCCAACCTGCAAACCGCGCTCAACAGCGCCCAGACGCCACCCCTGGAGAAATTCGTTCCCAGGGCGGAATACGAAACGGCCCTGAACCGGGCCGCCACCGCCGAGGGCAAGCTCGCCCAGGGCGAAAAGGACCGGCTGCAGGGCGAGATTGAAACCGCCATCAACCAGGCATTAACCGACGGTAAAATCGCTCCGGCCAGCAAAGATTTTTACATTGCCACCTGCCGGGCCGAAGGCGGATTGGAGCAGTTCAAGACCTTCATCGCCTCTGCTCCGAAGATCGTGGCTGATTCCGGACTGGGTCAAAAAAAGGCCGACGGCGAAAAGACCGCCCTCAACGCGCAGGAAAAAGAGATCTGCGAACGGATGGGCGTCACCGAGAAAGAATATCTGAAAACGGCAGTCTGATCCGCCGGCAACCACATTTTAAAAGGAGACCATTATGCCACTCAGTGCAGATAGAGATACCAAGGAACGCAACGGCAGCAAGCTGTCGCTGCCCGTGGCCGCATCGGTCACCTGCTACGCTGGCGGACTGGCGGCTCGAGACGGCAACGGCCGGGCCACCCCGGGCGCCACTGCCACCACTTTGCGCGGCGTCGGCCGCTTTGCCGAACGGGTGACCAACGGATCCACCGCCGGGGCGGTGAACGTCGAGATTGAAAAGGGCATCTTCCGGTTCGCCAATTCCGCCGACACCGATGCCATTTCTACCGCCAACATCGGCGCCGACTGCTACATCGTTGACGACCAGACCGTGGCCTTGACCAACGGCAGCAGCAGCCGATCCGTGGCCGGCAAGATCTTCGATGTCGACACCAGCGGCGTCTGGGTCGATATGCGCTAAGCGATCACCCTCAACTTTTATAAGGAGCAGACACCATGATTATTAATGCAGCAGGTATCGCCAGCGCCACTCGCGGATTTAAGGCGACCTTTCAGCGCGGCTTCGATTCCGTGCAACCGATGTATGACCGGATTGCCACTACCGTGCCGTCCTCGACCCTGATCGAAGACTACGGCTGGCTGGGAGAGATCCCCGGCATGCGGGAGTGGATCGGAGACCGCCAGATCCACAACCTCAGCCAGCATGATTACTCCATCCGCAACAAGAGCTTCGAGCTGACCGTGGGTGTGGACCGGGAACGGTTCGAGGACGATCAGTACGGCATTTTTTCGCCAATGATGGAATCGCTGGGTTACGAGGCCCGCATTCATCCGGATAAATTGGTTTTTGCTCTGCTCGCGGCTGGCTTTGCTACCGCCTGTTACGACAACCAATACTTCTTCGATACCGACCATCCCGTGCTCAACGCATCGGGAGTCTCCGAGTCGGTGAGCAACTATCAATCCGGATCCGGAAACCCCTGGTACCTGCTCGATACTCGCCGGCCGCTGAAGCCGATCATTTTCCAGGATCGCAAAAAGCCGAACTTCGTGCTCATGAACAAAGAGGATGACGAGAACGTCTTCATGTCCAAAAAATTCCTCTACGGTGTCGATTGCCGCCGCAACGTCGGCTTCGGGTTCTGGCAGATGGCCTACGGTTCCAAGGCCACCCTGGACGCTACCAACTTCGAGGCGGCCAAAGCAGCCATGGGGGCATTCAAAAAGGACGGCGGCGCTCCGATCGGAATCGTGCCCAACCTTTTAGTGGTGGGTCCGTCCAACGACTCCGCCGCCAAGAAGGTCGTGGGGGCCGAGTATCTGGCCGGTGGCGCCACCAATATCAACTGGAAGGCGTGTGAAGTGATGGTCGTGCCCTGGCTGGTCTAAGAGGTCGCAGGCCCCCGAATAAGAATCTTTAAGGAGCATTCCATGATCATCATAGAAAGCAAAAAGAAGGGCTTCCGTCGTTGCGGCGTGGCCCATCCGGCAGCGGCGACCGAGCATAAGGACAATGCCTTTACGCCGGAGCAGCTGGCCCAGTTACAGGCGGAACCGATGCTTGTCGTTACCGTCAAGGAAACCGGCATCCCCGCCGCGATCGAGGCGATCGAGAAGATTAAGCAAGCAGAAGATCTTGCCGCGCTTGATGTCCTCGCAAAAGATGAGAAGCGAAAAACCGTGCTCGCCGCGATCGAAGCCCGCCGCAAGGAGCTGGAGGCGTAACCCATGGCGTATGCGTCCCTTGCCCTGCTCCTGGAGCGGCTCTATGAGCAGACCATAATCAGCCTGACTGACGACGTCGATGGCGGCGTGGTCGGTCAGGATGCGGTCGACCGGGCGATCGCCGATGCCGACACCGAGATCGACAGCTACATCGGCAAGCGGTACACGGTTCCGGTCGATCCGGTACCGGCATTGTTGGCGCGGCTTTCCCTCGACCTGTCGATAGAAATCCTCTACAGCCGCCGGCCCCACGTGGAAACCCCGGAGGCTGTGGTCAGGGGGGCAAAGAACGCCCGCACCCTGCTAGCTAATATCGCCGCCAACAAGGCGGATATCCCCGGCATCCAGGAAGTAGATTTGTCGGGAACGAGCGCTTCCGGTGCCAGCTTCAGTTCTGAGGAACGGGTCTTCACCCGCTCTTCGCTCCGGGGGTTGTGATGCTGACCATCCTCGGCGATGCCATCAAGGCCAGGCTGGAAACGCTGGCCGTGTTCAAGGCAGTGGACCAGGGCTTTTCACAGCGGGTGCTCAAGTCCCCGCCCTCAGCGGTGTTTTTTCTCTCCTCAGACGAGGAAAAGGTGAACACACCCTATATAACCCGGACGCTCACCTGGGAAATTGCCCTGCTGGTCAGTTATCTGGACCCGGTCAAGGGCCTCGCCCAGATGAACGACTTGATCGATGCGGTGCGGCCGGCCTTTGTGCAGTGGTTGCCGGTCTCCGCAGGATGCCTGCCCACGTTAGTGCCGATGGTCCGCTACGAAGGGGTGGAGGATACCTTGCTGATCTATACCGTCCGGGTGACCATGCAGGCCATCCCGGAGAAGGTTTTATAGCTTGCTGGGGACAGAATTAATTCTGTTTCACAGGAAGCTTAACAAAACGGCCACACTGGCCACGGAGGCACCATGAACAATGCTCAATTCGGCCTGGTTGCATCGGGCGAACTATATATGGACTTTTTAGACGGCAACGGCGCCTCGACCGGATTCCAACTGGCTGGCAACTGCAAGAAATTCGCCCCCAAGGTGGAGACCGACGTCAAGGAGAACAAAATGAATGGCCGCGACACCTTTGGCCAGACCTCGGAGTCGTTTGCCCGCATCACCGGATCCTCGCTCGCGATGACCTTCAACCGCTACGATCCCAACCTGTTGGCCGCCGCCTTCATGGGTTCGGCTGTCAGCCAGGTGGCGGCGGCCGGGGCCTATACCGCCACCATTACCGGCATCAAGGACCGGTGGGTGGAGACCGGTTCGGTCGGGCTTGACACCTGCGTGGTCATGGATGTCACTGACACCACCACCTATATCGCCGGTACCGACTACGAGGTCAACAAGCGCACCGGCATGGTCAAGGTACTGACCACCGATCTGGATGGTGACACCCTGCATGTCACCGGCAACACCCTGGCTAAGACCGGCAGCATGATCACCGCCGGAACCAGGGCCGTGGTCAACGTGGCGCTCAGGTTGGACGGCAAGAACCTGGCCACCGGTGGCGACGTTCTGATCACGGTCTGGCAGGCCCAGTTGCGCAGCGAGACCGATTTCGATTTCATGGGCGAGGATTTTCCGGAGCTGACCTTCACGGCCACCCTGATCACCCCGACCGGCAAGAGCTGGCCGCTTGATGTCCGGTAACGAGATGATGAGCCCTGAACCTGAGTTCTGGATTATTTTCGTCGTTCCGTTCAGCGTGGAGGATGAGGGCTTTAGGGTTGAGGCGGTGTTTACGGCTGAGTCGGACGCTGTAGCCCATGCCCAGGCGCTGACAGAGAGTAAAAACTACCTGTGCGTTTCCGGGCCGAACAAGGAGCTTATGAGTTCAGTGCTCGACCGTCTGTTGCATCAAAAAATAAGGTGTCTTGCGACGATTGGCACGAAGGAAGTCGTTCTCAAACTTTAACGGGAGACCCCATGCAGAAAACCAAAACTATCCAGATCAGCAACCGGTCTTTCACGTTGAAGGAACTCCCGGTGCGGGTGATCTGGGAGCTGATCAATAATAACCAGACCAAGAAGAAGGTCAACATGCTCGACAGCTTCCAGGACTTATTGAAACTGGCCTGTCCTGAGTTGACTGCCGAGGTGCTCTTGACGCTTTACCCCTCAGAGATCGAGGAACTGTGGCAGGGCTTTGAGGAGGTGAATGCCGCTTTTTTGGGAGTGATCCGCCGGATCGGGCTGATAGATATCCTCACCGAGGAGATCAAGCCGATCATGCGGGTCATAACCGATGGGTTCAAGCCGATCCTAGAGGAAGAGCTCAAAAAAGCGGCGGCAGAGCAGCGGATTTCGATCAACAAATCTGCTTCCTCATTACCGGAGGCCACGGTCCCAGAGTCTGGAACTACGGCTACAGCTTCTTCCTGACGGCCCTCAAGCAGCTCTTAGGAGAGGAATAACTGGCAGGCGGCCACTACGCCCCTGCCAACGATCAACAAAAAAAGCATGCCGAAGAGTACAGCAAAGACGGCGAGCTTTGGCGGTTGCATCAGCGTCAGCACGAAATAGGCACCAGGTCCGGAAAGCAGGAAGACGGTAACAAGCAGAGGATTCCAGCGCATGGCAAATCGAAGTAAAATAGAGATTGTCCTGTCGGCGATCACCCAAGGATTTGATGGAAGTTTACGGGCAGCAACTGCCTCTATCAAGGGTCTTGGCGTCGAAGCGCAGCGAACTGGTGTGGGGCTGTCGGTTGCCAAGCGCGGCGTGGAGTCAATATCGCAGTCGCTGAACCGGATGCAGAATCTGGTCGGCACGGTCTTTGCCGCCAGCCAGGTGCAAGGGTTTGCCGCCAGTTTTATCCGTACCGCCGACGCCATGCGCAACATGGACAGCAAGCTGCTGCTCACGGCCAAAAACACCGCCGATTACGCGGCGGCGCAAAAGACGGTGGTCGATGTGGCCAAGGCCTCGTATCAGGGATTGACGGAAGTCACCACCCTCTACACCCGCATGGCCCTGGCCACGGCCAACATGAACATCTCGCAGCAGCAACTGGCCGATGTGACCAAAACCGTGGCCTTGGCCACGGCGCTCTCCGGATCGTCTGCTGCCGAGGCCGCCGGTGGTCTGCAGCAGTTTGCCCAGGCCATGGGCTCGAACCGGCTTTCGGGTGAGGAGTTGCGCTCCGTGCTCGAAAACATGCCGATGCTGACCAAGGTGTTTGTCGACGCCGCTGGGGGGTCCATTGCCAAGCTCAGGCAGATGGCAGAGGCTGGAGAGCTGACCACCGAATGGATGACCACGGCAATCCTCAAGGCCAAGGAAACCATCGAGTCGCAGGCTGCTGCCATGCCGGTCACCGTCGAGCGAGCCATGACCGGTCTGCGTACCCAGGCTTCGCTTTATATCGATTCGGTCGACCAGGCCACCGGATTCACCGCCACCTTTGCCGGGGCGATTCAATTTCTCGGCCAGAACCTGGACGCGGTGGCTAAGGGCGGAGCGATGGCGCTGTCCACCACACTCTCCCTGTTCGCAGGGCGTGGCCTGGCTGCGGCAGTCACCGCCACCACCGGCTTTATCGCCAGTCTTGGAGCCATGGGCACGGCGGCAGCGGCCAGCGGCGTCGCTGTTTCTTCGGCCACCGGCTACATGACCGGCTACGGTGTCGCTACATCCGCGACTGCTGCCACTATCGGAAGTCGCATCCTCCCTGCCCTTGCTGGCTTGGTTAACCCCATTACAGCTATCACCGTGGTATTGGGCGCCGGCGTCACTGCCTGGTTGATGTGGGGCCGCTCTGCCGACGATGAGTTGGCCGAGGCAAAAGGCCGTGTCGCCGAGTTGCAGCGCACCAACCAGATGCTCAAGGAGTTATCCGACCCCGGTATCCGCCTGCAGGCGACATCGAGCAACATCCTGAAGGCCAAAACAGAAATTGCCAAACTGGAGCAGGATCTTGCGGCGGCGGCATCTGCGCCCACCTTTGGGCCAGGAGATGATGGCGGGGTTGGCCGCATCGGTAAACAGCTCGAACTGGCCCAGAAAAAGCTGGCAACGTATGAGCAAGAGCACGCAGAGACGCAAAAGAACATCACCATCACCACCGAGCAGCGTGGCGGCAAGGAAATCGCCGTTGAAATGTCGGTCACCGAGGCAATTAAGCAGCAGGATGCTGAACGGCGCAAGGTAACAGCCAGCAAGCTCGAAAACGATCTCGCCGAGATTGCCAAGAAACGTGATGCGGAGCTGGCGGCCGTCAACAAGACCTTCTCCGCCGACGATCAGGCGCGGGTCAAGCTGGCGATCAATGCCCGCTTTGACGCCGAGGCGGCCAAGGCCAAGGAAGACGCCGCCGATAAAGCGGCCAAGAAAGGGGATGCGGCCGCGCGCAAGGATGAAGCCGAAGCCAAGCGCCGAGAGCGGGAAATGCTCAAGGAGGAAAAGCTCCGGAGCAAGATCGATACGGAGACGTTGAGGGCCGAAAGTGAGAAAAACATCTTGGCCATGGAGGGTGAGAAGCTGGAGGCAGAACGGCTTGGCTCCGAGCTGGAGCGGGCCGAGGCCCTCTTGGAGATCAACCGCAGGATAGCGGCGGAACGTATTGCCTTGAAAGAGCGGGAAGCCAAGCTCATTGAGGCAGACCCCAACAAAACCCAAGCTGACCTGCTGCGGGCGCAGTCGGAAGTTACCGGCGCACAAATTGAGGCCCTGCGGCAGGAGTATACCGACCAGGCCAATGTGGCGAAAGAAAGCCTGGCTGAAGTTGAACTCGCCTGGAGGCGAGGACAAGTCTCGGTTGAAGCGTATGCGGCCGCCTTGGTCGCGGCAAACAATGCGGGCGTGATCACTGCCGAGCAGTTGCGGGAAGCAAGCATAGCCTCGGGCGATGACATGGGCGCGGCGCTTTCCCTCGGGTTCCAGCGTGCCCGCGAGAGCATGCAGACCGACGCCGAGATGATGATCTACATCGGGGAAAATGTTGGCGAGCAGGTCGCGGATGGTCTGGTGTCGGCTTGGGATTCCTTCATCACCAGCACCAAGTCGGCCAAGGATGCGCTGATCGATTTTGCGCGCTCCACCATCTCTTGGATTTCTCAAATCATCCTGAAGCAGATACTCATGAATGCCCTGGGCTCTGCTGGCGGCAACGGACAAGCTGCGAGCGGGGTAATAGGCGCCATTTCGACAGCGTTCATGGCCACCGGTGGCCAGGTCCAAGCCCTTGCCGGAGGCGGTTCGGTTCGGGGCTGGAGCCCTTCACCAACCGCCGATAATATCCCGGCCTGGTTGACGGCCCGCGAGTTCGTCCATCCAGTGGACGCGGTCGACTGGTACGGCCTACCGTTTATGGAAGCTGTCCGCCGCAGACTCTTTCCTCGCAACCTGGCCCGCGCCTTGGCCGGGCACACCCTGCCGCGCATCCCCTCTGGTTCCCGGCTTTCCGGTGGCGGTATCCCTGCAGCGGCGCCATCAACAACGGTCAACACCGGCGACACCAAGCTGCGGGTGATCAATGTGCTCGACAAGAACATGGTTGGCGATTACCTGCGCACCGCCGACGGCGAGACCGCCATCATCAACATGATCCGCCGCAACGGTTCGGCGATCCGCACCCTGCTACGTTAGCTGGGGACAGAATTTAATTCTGTCCCACAGGAGTATAAAAGAAATGGCCTACACCAGCGGCACCGCCTCGCATTACCAAGAACTGCTCTCCATCCTCGCCACCTTCGCGGCGGCCAACGGTTGGGCCATCCTCGAACAAAGCGCAACCCGGCTGTATCTGCGGGGTTCCGGCCTCGGCGGTCTGGATGAAATCTACACCGGCATCGAAGCCTTCGAAAACACCACTGCCGGGTATTACAACTGGCAATGCGTCGGCTCATGGGGCTGGCGCTCCGGTCGGGTACCAGGGGCGCACCCGATGAGCAGTGCCAGCCGGTATCTGTACCTGTGGAATACCGCCATCCCCTATTGGATGTTCGGCCATGCCGGACGTCTGATCGTGGTGGCCAAGGTGGGAACGATCTTTCAGATGCTCTACCTCGGCTTCGGCCTGCCTCCGGCCACTGAGGCCCAGTATCCCTATCCGCTCATTGTGGGGGCCAGCGGAATATCAGCTACCGCTTTGTACACGGCCACCGGCACCGGCAACTCCATGTTTTGGGGCAACAACGGAGCCAATGGGGTGATCTGCCGACCCGGTGGCGATTGGGATCAGATCGGACCAGCCAACTGCCCGCCCAAGAGTGTCAGCTCCGATTTTACCTCCACCCTGGTCAAAGCCCTGGATGGCACCTATCTGCTGGAAGAAATTTTTATCACCGACCTCAACCGGGCCTCAATCTATGCCGCCCTGGACGGCATCTATCGGGTGAGCGGTTTCGGAAACACAGCGGAAAACCTGATAACCGTCGGCGGAGTCAATTACCTGGTGGTACCTGACACCTACCGCTCCGCAATCGGCGATTTTTGTGCCGTCAAAATGGCTTGAGGTGAGTTATGGCAGCGTATGAACTCTTTGCAGCAACCACAACCAACCTGTTTATCCAGAATATAAAAAACAAGGCCGAGGCCTATGGTTGGACCATTGACTTCTTCGGCCTGTATAGCGGCAACAACCGACTGCACTTGCACAATGCCCGCGGGGCGCATTTCGAGATTTGGTATGCAGGTGCATCAACGGTAAACGTGAGAGGATGCACTGGGTACTCATCGAGCGATATCCCCACATCACAGCCAGGTGTAAGCGGGAATTGTCAGATTCAAAGCAGTTTGTGGCATTTTATCGTCGTTGGTAGTGATTCCATATATATCAAGTCATCGCAGTCCTCCACATATTCCCAAAATTTTCAGTTCGGGACAATTGTTAAAAAAGTGGGAGAGTGGACCGGAGGAACCTGCTTGTCAACCGCCCAGTATAATGCTGGAGGTGACCTATGGAGCAGCTACAGTGCTCACCCAAACCAAGTGCTAATCAACGGCTCGTGGACGACTCTCAGCTCCACATTAGGCGGTGGAGTGAGAGGGGTGTGTGAGAGTGATCTGTATACCAAGATGCCGTTCGCTTACAGTGGAGGAATATTACCTGTTCCGATGCTGCTAGTGCAATTCAATCCAACTACGCCGGTAAATCTTCATCCAATAGGCTACGCTCCCGATTTTATGAGTTTCGCGGGTGGAGATGTGTACTCGTCGTTGACTCCGGTCACTATCAATGGGGAAAATTGGCTCCCGTTCAACCGGCAAGAGATAGGGAGCATCACCGCGACTTCTCCGGCCGACACACTAATCAGGCTGGCCGCATAAGGAGGCGCTATGGGACTTGTCGCAGCAGCATCGGGCACACAGACTGCCCAGATCGGCACCGAACATCAGTTGTCTCTCCATACCGGGGTTGGCACGGTCGGCATCTATGTGCTGGTGGTTGACACCAATAACATGGCAGCGGGTGACAACCTGACGCTCAAGATCAAAACCAAGGCCATAGGGGGCGGTAACTCCCGCCTGGCCTATACCATGACCTACAGTGACCTCCAGGCTGAGCCGAACAAATATTCGGTTCCGGTTCCGGTCAATAATGAGATCGTGGTCACCCTCACGCAGACAGCCGGAGTGGCTCGCACCTTCCCCTGGAGCCTGTTGAGGGCCTGATGTCTACGCTGTTGCTCAAACACTCCCTGCTGCTGATCCATGGCACGGTCTACGGGCAGATTGATCCGCTGGAGGTATTCGGTCTGTCACCCAAGTCGGCCAATATCGATCAGTGGCATAACCCGGCCTACTCCTGGCTGCCGGGACTGTTGGAGATTCGGACCATGCCCGCCACCAGTACCGGCACCATGACCAACAATGCCCCGGTGGATCTGGTGCATTGGACCGGAGCTGGCGGGTTTGGCCTGTCGCCCATGGTGCAGTGGAATAATTGTTTGAAGCTACTGGTGCATATCTGATGGCCGCCGGAACAATCTTATCCTTACAGCGCCTGCCGTTGACCGGGTTGTCAGCCAAAAGCACCAACCACGCAGCTCAGTGTTTTATTATTGATGAAACGGCCCGCCGGGACGTGGGCTATGTGACCACGGAGAAGCGGCTCTCGATCTGGCTGTGGAACGGGAGCGATGGTGATGCAACCCTGACCGGCATCAGTCCCAACGCGGCCGCCGAGGGTATCTCCTGGGACGCCACCCCGCCCGACCTATTGATTAGGGGAACCTCGCAGCGGATCAACATCACGGTCACCCTCGATGGTCCGCTGGAGTATGCGGCCCTGTTGACCTTCCAATCGGCCTGCACCTTTGATCCCACCTTGACAATCATCGGCACCAGGGCGCCGCACCTCTCCGGCGATGTCGGTTATCTGATGATGCCTCACAACTGGGAGAACGGGTTGGAGGAATCGCTGGCCTGGAAGACGGATGTGCTGATTGCCCATGACCGCACCGAACAGCGCATCCAGTTGCGCACCTTGCCCCGGCGGGCCTGGAATTTCCGGTATCTGTTGTCTGGAGCTGCCCGCCGTAAATTTGAGACCTGGATCGGTCTTCGCAAGACCAGGTATTTGTTTTCGCCGGTGTGGCGAGATGAGGGCAGAACAACAGCCCCGATCACTGCAGGGGAATCGACGGTCCTAGTCGCCACTACATATCTTGATTTTGCCATTGGGCGATGGCTGGCAGTTTATGATTCCTGGAGCCATTTGGAGATCCGCACCGTGACCGGAGTCGGCCCTGGATACGTTGCCGTGGACGCACCGTTTGCTGAGGATTGGCCGGAGGGTTCCCTGGTGGCACCCTGCCGCTACGGCCTTGGCCT